CAGGTATGCATTTAAAGAGGATGGTACTGCAGCAAGTTTACAAGAATTTTATGGGATCTATAATAATGTAAAACAACTAGATGTTGGTTCCATAAAAGTACAGAGGCCGCAGTCAGAATTTTCTGACGGGCCTCCGTGCATAGAGTTAATGGCTATAAATAAAATTCCAGAAAATGGTGGACGTAATAATGCAATGTTTCATTTTTCTGTATATGCCAAAAAGAAATGGCCAGCTGAATGGAAAACAAAACTAACAATGTTTAATGCTGATGCAACTCTTTCACCATTAACTGAAAATGAATTAGATATAGTCAAGAATCAACACGCTAAAAAAGATTGGGGATATAAATGTAATGACATACCTATGTGTAATTTGTGTGATAAAAAATTATGTCGAAGTCGTAAGTATGGAATTGGAGAAGAGATTGTATTTCCTGCATTAACTGATCTACAAAAAATTAAACTAGAAAAACCATATTATTATCTAAACGTAGATGGAGAAAGATTATATTTAGAAAATGTTAAATACCTAAAACAACAAAACTTATTTCAAGAAGCCTGTATGGAGCAGTTGGATTTTAAACCACCAACAGTAAAACCAAAGGATTGGGATGCAATCATTAATCCATTAATGAAGAATCACGAACCAGTAGAACCACCAGAAGGTGTAACAACACAAGATCAATTACAAAATCATTTAGAAGAGTTCTGTTTAAATAGACACGTAGGAACTGAAATGAGTGATTTAAAATTAGGTGGGGTATGGACTAACGGTGGTTATCACCATTTTGTTTATAATATGTTTTATACAAAATTTTTAATACGACAACGATGGGACATTAACTATCAACGTACGGCACAGATGTTAAAGGAAGCATGTAATTGCGAAGATAAAAGAATAGGTAAAGATAGAATATCTGTATTTGTAGTAAAACAATTTGATAAAAAGAATGATGAGTATGTTCAAAAAGAATTAAAACCGAAGGATGTATTTTGAAAACAATAGTATTAGGACCACCAGGTACAGGTAAGACTACAACTTTATTAAATAAAGTTGATGATTATTTAAAAGAAACTGATCCTGATAGAGTAGGCTATTTTGCTTTTACTCAGAAAGCTGCATACGAAGCGAGAGATAGAGCAATTAAAAAATTTAATCTTACCGAAGATGACCTTCCTTACTTTAGAACTTTACACTCATTAGCATTTAGAAAACTTGGACTTAAAAAAGATCAAGTTATGCAGGCAAGACATTATAAAGATCTTGGAAAAAAACTAGGATTTCCGGTAGCTTATGCGGAACACAGTCATGATCATGGTATATTTACGAGTGATAGTGAATACTTACAAATAATTCAATTAGCTCAACTTAGAAATATTACACCGGATCAACAGTTTGATAGAAGAGAACATACTCAGGACCTGGAGAGAAATAAGTTAACCATTATATACAACGAATTACAAAGATATAAAAAAGAATATAATCTTATTGATTTTAATGACATGATTTTAAATTTTATAAAATCAGATCTTTCTCCTAAATTTGATGTAGTGTTTGTTGATGAAGCTCAAGACTTATCTCTTATGCAATGGGATATGACTAAAACTATATGGGACAAAGCTGAAGACACCTTTATCGCCGGCGATGATGACCAAGCTATTTTTAAATGGGCTGGTGCTGATGTAGATTCTTTTATCGCTTTACAAGATCAAATGATTAACCTTCCATTAATACAATCACATAGAATACCAATTAAAGTACATAAGTTAGCTATGAATATAATTAATAGAGTTAGAAATAGAATAGATAAAAATTGGAAACCTAAAGTAAATCAAGGAGGATTGCACCGTCATTTTGATGTTGATTCTATAGATATGTCTCAAGGTGAATGGTTAATACTTGGAAGAACTAAGCACATGCTTAAAGAGATTGAAGATACTTTATATAGAAGAGGTTGGTATTATGAGAATAGATATAAAAGAAGTTATGAGAAAGACATGCAGGAAGCAGCAACTGACTGGGAACATTTAAGACAAGGTCAATTATTATCTTATAAACAGATAGAAAAAATTTACAGTTACATGAATAAAGATCATGTGGACAAGATTAAATTAAAAGGAATGGTGAAAGGTTCGTTCTATGGTATTGATTCATTGATCACGGACCACGGACTTAAAACTAACAAAGTTTGGTTTGAAGCATTTAATGATGCCGGAACTAGAAGTATTAATTATTTAAGAAAGATGAGAGCAAATGGAGAAGCTCTCAATAAAAAACCAAGAATAGAATTATCTACGATTCACGCTGCTAAAGGTGGGGAATCACAAAATGTAGTTCTTTTAACTGACCTTACTAAAACTACTATGGAAGGATATGAAAAAAATCCAGATGATGAAAACCGATTATACTATGTGGGAGCAACACGAACAAAAGAAAACTTACATATAGTACAACCAAAAATAACAAACAAAGGATATATAATATGATGTGTAATTGCAAAGGATGTAGACAAATTATGAGATTAATGGGAGAACTTAGTATGGCTGTATGTTTATCTTGTTTATTAACAATAGCGTGGTTTATGTGAAACTTATTTCAACTACTTATTATTTAGTTCATCCGTACGCTGAGAGTAGGAAACGAGCAAGAAAAAAATGGAGACAAAGTCCTAAAGGTAAAGCTTGGGATAAAGCATATCTTCAAAGACCAGAAGTTAAAGCTAGAAGAAAAGAATACAATATTCAAAAAATGATTAAAGAATGTGCTAATGAAAGATGAAATATATAAAAAGCAGGTAGGTGGTACTCACTATAAATCTATGGCCATTCAGCCATCAGAATTTATTAATAGAAATAATATTCCGTTTGCGGAAGGCAACGCCATAAAATATTTATGCAGACATAAACAGAAAAATCAAAAAGAAGATTTACTAAAAGCTAAACATTATATTGACATGGCAATCGATAGAGACTATCCTGAGCCAGTGAAAGAGATAAAAAAAGAAAAGAAAAATTCTTGGGGTATTGTTAAATGACCCAGCTAAGTTTATTTGATGAAAAAAATGATCCCGTTTTTCAACAAGATTTTGAAAAAGGTGTAAAGTTTTGTAACACTTGTAAAAAAGATTTACCTGTGGCCAAGTTTTCTTTTTGGTGGTCTGCTTCTTATGGAAAAGATAAAAGAAATTCTTCTTGTAGGGATTGTACAAATGAACATAGAAAAATTTTAGACAATATAAAACTTCATGCGCCTCCACGACCAGACTATTGTCAATGTTGTGGAATAACCGTAGAAGAATTAAAGAAGCGTGGTAACAATAGAAATTATGGTAGCATTCAAGTAGATCATGACCACGACACACACGAATTTAGAGGTTGGATTTGTTATTCCTGTAACCAAGGAATTGGTAAACTAGGAGATAAATTAAAAGGAGTTGTGCAAGCAGCTTTGTATCTAGCTCAAGGGGATCTAAATATAATCAATCAAGAAATAAAAAAACTTATGGAGGATAAATGATACAAGCACCGCTTTTTGCACCACAAACAGAATGGCTTCCGCCAGAAACATTTCCAGACTTATCTAAGTATGATGAAATAGCTATTGACTTAGAAACAAAAGACCCAGACCTTGTTAAAATGGGATCCGGGAACGTAACTAAGAGAGGAGACGTAACCGGTGTAGCCGTAGCTGTTCATGACTGGGCTGGATATTATCCAATTGCTCACGAAGGTGGTGGTAATATGGATAGAGCAAAAGTTTTAAAATGGTTTCAAGGTGTATTATCTACACCAGCATTAAAAATATTTCACAACGCCATGTATGACGTGTGTTGGATTCGAGCGCTCGGTTTAAGTGTCAGCGGTAAAATTGTAGACACGATGATTGCATCGGCCCTTGTTGATGAAAATCAAATGCGTTATGACCTAAACAATTGTTCTAAAAGATACACTGGAAAGACAAAGAATGAAACAGCTTTATATGAAGCTGCAAAAAGTTGGGGGGTTGACCCCAAGGCAGAAATGTATAAACTACCTGCCATTTATGTTGGCG